ACCGGATGGCCGCGCGATACCCGCTCAACGTGGTCCCCACGTGACAAGACATGTCGGCCACTCATGATGCGTCTGTTGAGGTTAGATATGTGTGGTCCCAGGATAAAAACTTCGTCACGAAGTTGGTGAGTCACACAATGTGGGACCCTTTAAGAAATGAATTTCCAGAAACCCTTCATGGGTTTCGTTGTATGTTGGCTGTGAAGTTTTTGCAGGCTCTTGTGGATAGTTACAGTCCGGATACGAAGGGATACGAATACATACGGGATCTTATATGTATTCTACGCTCGCGACATTATAATGAAGCGAACATACGATATGGCCTTCTCGTCTCCCGTATCCAATGTACGCCGGCGTCTCAACTTCGGGAGTCCTCTGGCGTTACCTGCTCCTGCGAGCACTGCCCCCGGCACTTCAAGAAGACGGGCCTGGAGAAACAGGCCCATGAACAGGAAGCCCAGGTTCTACCGGACGTTTAGGAGCCCAGACGTCCCTCGTGGATGTGAAGGCCCATGTAAGGTCCAGTCCTATGAGCAACGCGATGATGTGAAACACACCGGTGTTGTGCGGTGTGTTAGTGATGTTACCCGTGGTTCTGGTATTACCCATCGGGTAGGTAAGCGTTTTTGCATCAAGTCCATCTATATTCTCGGGAAGATTTGGATGGATGAGAATATCAAGAAGCAGAACCACACGAACCAGGTTATGTTTTATTTGGTGCGTGATCGTAGACCCTATGGGACGAGTCCAATGGACTTTGGACAAGTGTTTAACATGTTTGACAACGAGCCGTCAACGGCCACTGTGAAGAACGATCTGCGAGATCGCTTCCAGGTGCTACGGAAGTTCTATGCTACTGTCACTGGTGGTCCTTCGGGAATGAAGGAACAGGCTTTAGTTAAGAGGTTCTTTAGGATTAACAATCATGTTGTTTACAACCATCAGGAACAGGCGAAGTATGAGAATCATACTGAGAACGCGTTATTATTGTATTTGGCATGTACGCATGCTTCGAATCCTGTGTATGCAACGCTGAAGATACGCATCTATTTTTACGATGCCGTCACGAATTAATAAAATTTAAATTTTATTTCATGAAATTCCTGAACTTCGATACAAGTCCTAATTACATTATGTAATACATGATCGACAGATCTAATAACATTATTAATGGAAATTACACCTAACATGTCTAAGTACTTAAGGACTTGGTATTTAAATACTCTCAAGAAAGTCCCAGACCGAGTCTGTGAAGTCGTCCAGATTCGGAAGTTCAGATAACACTTGTGAAGACCCAGTTCCTTCCGGAGGTTGTGGTTGAACCGGATCTGGATGGTGATGATGTCGTGGTTGGTGTTGAATGGCCGCACGCTCTGCTCCGTGGTCGTGAAATATAGGGGATTGTTTATCTCCCAGATAAACACGCCATTCCCTGCTTGAGGAGCAGTGATGTACTCCCCGGTGCGTGAATCCATGGTTAGCACAGTTGAGATGTAGATAGTATGAGCAGCCGCACTCGAGATCGATGCGTCTACGACGTATTCTCTTGGTCTTCGCGATTCTGTGCTTGACTTTGATTGGTACCGGAGTAGAGTGGCTCACTGATGGTGATGAATGTTGCATTTTGAAGTGTCCACCGCTTCAAAGCTGAGTTCTTCTCTTCCTCCAAGAACTCTTTATAGGACGATGTCGGGCCAGGATTGCAGAGGAAGATTGTCGGGATTCCGCCTTTAATTTGAATTGGCTTGCCGTATTTCGTGTTGCTTTGCCAATCACGCTGGGCCCCCATGAACTCTTTGAAATGTTTTAGATAGTGCGGATCCACGTCGTCGATGATGTTGTACCAGGCGTCATTTGAATAGACCTTGGGACTAATGTCCAAATGACCACATAAGTAATTATGTGGACCCAGGCTTCGTGCCCACATTGTTTTGCCCGTACGACTATCGCCCTCGATAACAATACTTTTAGGTCTCCATGGCCGCGCAGCGGCTGCCTTCACATTGTCGGCTACCCACTGCTCAAGTTCGTCCGGAACTTGATCAAATGAAGAGGACATAAAAGGAGATCTATAAATCTCTACGGGAGGAGTGAATATCCTCTCTAAATTGGAATTAAGATTATGAAATTGTAATACATAATCCTTTGGGGCTAATTCTTTAATTAGTCGTAGGGCTTCAGACTTACTGCCTGCGTTCAGCGCCTGTGCGTAAGCATCGTTTATTGATTGTTTGCCTCCTCTCGCTGATCGTCTATCGATCTGGAATTGGCCCCAGTCGAGGACGTCTCCGTCCTTCTCAAGATATGCCTTGACATCGGAGCTAGACTTAGCTCCCTGAATGTTCGGATGGAAATGTGCTGACCTGGTTGGGGATACCAAGTCGAACAATCTGCAATTCGTGAGTCGGACTTTGCCCTCGAATTGGACGAGCACATGCAGATGAGGTTCCCCATTTTGATGCAGTTCTCTGCAGATTCTTATGAATTTGGGGTTTGAAGGGAGTGACAGATTGGTTAATTGCGAAAGAGTTTCTTCTTTCGATAACGAGCACTGCGGATATGTAAGAAATAAGTTCTTACAATTAATTTGGAATTTTTTTGGAGCGTTAGGCATGTTGACTTTGTATGGGTACCCTTGACCGCTCTCGTCTAATCCTCGGGTGCAATTATATTGGTACCCATATATAGGGGGGGTACCAAATGGCACGCTGGTAATTTTTACAACTTCATGTTTGAAATTCAAAGTTTGAAAGTTCCACTAGCGGCCATCCGTATAATATT